CAAGAATGCTTCGTTCAGTACGTTTGTACCGATGTAACGACCATCGTCAGAACCTTTACCTTTGGTGTTCGCTGTAGCGATGATGTTGAAACCAGCTGCAGGAACAATCATCTCGTTGTTGAGTTTGAAATAGTATGGCTTACCTTCAAGGATAGGCTGCAGACACAAGAGAGTGTTCGCAGAGCCAGCATCAATCTCGTCCAGAAGGAGGGTTGTACCAGTACGCATTGCGATAAGAACTGGACCTTCGACCACTTGAATGTTTCCATCCACCAAAGTCTTCGAGCCGATGAGTTGTTCTTCATCTGTCATCATGTTGAGGTTAACACGAATCAGAGGACGCTTCTGCTTTGCGCAGATTTGTTCGATCATGGTTGATTTACCATTACCAGTTGGACCACTGATGTAGGCAGGGTAGAAGATCTTAGACTTAATAATGTTCTCAAGATCTTTGTAGTTACCGAAAGGTACAAAGTTTTTATCCACAGCAGGGATCAATGCTTTAGTGTCTGAATAATCCACAATAAATGACTCACTAACAGGTTCTTGTTTTAGGGCAAGGTTGCCGACGACAGCAGCACCACCATCAATAGCATACAAGCCACGCCCAACTTTGTTAGCCATCAGCCACAAAGGATATTTGGTGGTGTTCATCGCACCCATCACTTCCACAAGTTGTGGACGACTGACACGACCAGAAGATTTCAGATCAGGAAACATCTCATACATCTTAGTTTCAAAATCTGTAACGAATTGAGTATCACGCTTTGCCATAATATAGACTCCATTTCAAGTTTGTAGATGTATTATACATCAGTTTTTACAAAAAGTCAACAACTTTTTTCACTTTTACGCAATTAAATCAACGAATCGTGTCAGAAGAACACGAGAGGTTTTCTTCGTATTCAGAAACTTGGAGAAGTTTCTTGCAAGTCTAGTAGAGGTCATATCAGAAGTTGCATTCAATTCTTCGATAGTGATCTTCTGTTTGTTTCGTGGAACCAGAAAGAATTCGTCTCGTCCAGTACCTGTGAGCGAATAGTACCCTTTGTCCTTGAATGAAGCACGAACATTGGTCAGTTCTTTATCTGCCTTCCAAGTATCAGCCCAACTCAGGTTTTTATTGACCATAAAACCATCTCGAATAGAACTACGATTTGATTCAACGATGTAATAACCCATAGTGGTAACACCCCAACGATCCTTGATCATCTTGTTCAACATGATTGTCTGAGCATATGAATCGTTAGTCATTTCATATGTTTTTTGGGTAGTACGATCAGTGATGAAGTGGCGACATTTGTATGCCACACCATCAACATAATTTCTGTTATGCAAACTACCATTTTCAGTATGCAGGTTCGAACCTGCACCATCAGAAAGGGTAATCAATGAAACTTTCTCTGCAGATGTTTCTTTGATAAAGTCACCCATGTATGTATAAACCCAAGCCAGTGCTTCATTCAGAGGTGTTTGTGCAAGACCATATCCACGGCTCATGAAAAATCTCCAGTCTTTCAATCTGCGTGTCATAGTATTGAATTCGCTGCTAGTCATCTTACTTGACAGCAGTTCCAACATATTGAAGTCGAAAGAGGACACATTAATATAGGGAGCAGTGCCAGCGTCTTTATTATAATCTTTCTCACGCTGTGCAGAATACTTTTCGTACGCAGCTTTGTATTTCTCTAAACCAATGTTTTCAGCATGGGACATATTACGGTATCCATTGGTAAATGCTAAGACTTTGTATGGAATCTTGGCACGGTTGCAGAACATAGCAAGGTTAATGACCTGCGATAGTGTGTCCCTAATAATGCGATCCATAGAACCTGACCAGTCCACAAGAATCATCATAGCGTGGTTCTTACCTTCAGGAAGGATAGTGATTCGTTTGAACAGATCGTCTTTGATTTTATAACCATAGATTTTACCCATGTTCAAAGATCCTGACTTTGAAGTCTGTGCACGTTTGAATAGCTGTGCAGACTTCTTCATCTCAAACTCTTTAACCATGTAGTTGACTACATTTTGAGAATCACGAATGAATTGATCATACTCAGCATCAACTTTCTCATTCATCTCGTCATATCCAGAGCGGAATTTCTCAAGATCAGTTTCGTTAATAACATTTTTATAAGAAACGACAGGAGAGATATAATACTCACCGAATTCCCAGTTGATGTATTGGGTATTCATATCAGCTGCTTCTTCAAGACGTGCGTCCATCGCTTTCTGAGTTTTTGCTTCTAAAGAATCTTTGGTGTAATCAGATTCTTCATCTAACTCATTATATGAATCCAAAGGTGCAAATGTTTCAGGAGTGGAATCTCTGTCGATAGTACCTTCATCTAAATGGTTTTTGTTATCAGGGGCTGGGGTAGTCCCAGATCCAAAATCATCTTCAGTCTGGTCGTATGAGTCATCATATTCTGTGTCGTCTTCATACATTTCAGAATCCGCATCATCATAATCTTCTTCTTGAGCATCCTCTTCCATTTCACCATTCTCGATAGCGATACGCAATAGTTCTTCTTGTTCTTCACGCTCTGCATCACGCTTTGCTTTAGCCCAAGCAAAAATATCGTTAGCAAGTTTGACAACTTCTGGAATAGTCTCAAGACGTTCAGCACGTTGGATAAAGTTACGCTCATCAGAGTCGAAAGTAACTTTGCTGGACAATCCTACTTTGAACCACAAATTGATTCTGTCAATAAGAATTTGTTCGTTGACATTACCGTCCACGTCAAAGAAATTCTTTTCGTTGATTTGGCGATAGCCTTCAGCCATACGGCGACGAAGTCCAGGATATTTGCGCTTGATTAACTTTTCAATACGAACATCTTCGAGGACGTTCATGTAGCCACGCAAAGAAGGGTTTTGTTTGATTGGTGCGCTGTACTGATCATTGTCAGTATAAAGCGCATGCCCTACCTCGTGTGCGATCAACATGTCTTCAATCTCTGGAGACATATCTTTCCACATAGGAAGGGTAAGAACACGGGATTTTACATCAAAGGATGCTGTCGAAACGTTAGACCGAACTACAGTAACGTTTTCTGTAGCCAGTAGTTTCGCAGAAAGATCAGAAGCAATAACAGTCATAATATATCTCCAACGTTTGTAGATGTATTATACAACACTTCTTAGAAAAAGTCAACAACTTTTTTCAAAAAATTTTATTTTTTATTGCAAAGGGTTAGCCAGACGCTATCGTGGAGAAATCATGCTGCTTCTCAAACTTAATCACAGATCGGAATTTATCAAATAGCTGATCACCCTTGTGACTTATTACAAAGATATTTGTATTCTCTCCAAGAGATCCCATTAGATTTAAGAAGTAATCTGTTCCAGCGGAATCCAGAGAAGAATCAAAGATCTCATCAAGAATTAGTAAGTTAGTGTTAACAGAGTTTTTCATCTTAGCGATCTGTCGCCAAGTGAAAAGAATGGACAAATCAATACGCATCTTTTCTCCTTCTGAGAAACTAGCGTAGGTAAACTCATCACGGAATCGTGACTTAACAATCTCATTAAACGATTCGTCTAATTCAAAATGGATATAAGCATCCATAGATTGTAGATATTTATTAATTAACTTATTCATTACAGGAAGGTATTCCCGAATGATAGCCGTTTTAATTCCTGTATCTTTTAACAATTGAGAACTAATTTCTTCCATATTTCGTTCTGCAATTAATGTCTTTTTAGAGGCAATTTTCTGTAATGCCAATTCTGCCAATTCTTTCAGTTTATTCTTTTCAATGTCAATATCAGTTGTTTCTGATTTAGTTTTATTAATCTCGTTTTCAAGTTCTTTAATTTGTTTATTGACAATTGTTACAGTCTGATTCTTGGTAGATAACTCAATGTTTTTATCAGTGATCTGCTTTTGAATTGCAGCTAGTGCAGCCAAGTCTTCACGAAGGGTAGTAAGTTTATTCTGTAGATTACCTGATTTGGTATTGAATTCTTTGATCTCGTTTTCAAGTTCATTAACCTTGTTCTGTTTGAATGACAGATCAAGTTCTTGACTACATGTTGGACAAGAATCGTTCTTTTGATAAAATTCGATATGCTCAGCACACCGATTTTGTTTCTCTTCTAAGATGTTTTGTGCGCCTGAAGCAATACGCAACTCATCTTCGATAGCACCCTTACCAGTCACACTCTCTGTTAGAGTTTTAATATCCTCTAACAACACATCAATCTCTGCTTGCGTTTCTTCAATAAGTGCTGTGTTCTGTTTGATCTTACTTTCAACAACTTTAATTGAATCAGTCTTTGCTTTGGAGATAGTCTGAATAAGTGTTTGTTGAGAATCAACTTTGGTTTTTGCGTTAGAGATTTCAGACTCTACACGAATGATAGCATCTTTGGTAGCACTACCACGCTCTTTCAATAACTGATTCATCGTGCTGAAGATACGAATGTCTAGGATGTCTTCAATAACATCACGTCTCTGCAGCGGAGAAAGTTGCATGAATGGAACAAATGAAGCAGAACCAAGGATAACAACCTGTGTGAATGTTTTGTAGTTCAGCTTTAAGATCTGTTGTTCCAGCACCTTCTGGTAGTCTTTAACAGCAGCGTCTTGATTGATCAATTCACCGTTCTGCATTATGTTAAAAACGTTTGGTTTGATACCACGTTCGATAACATATTTGTTTCTGCCGATGGTAAACTCAACAGTAACCATACAGTTCTTTTGATTGATAGAGTTGATTAGCTGATTCTTCTTAACGTTTCGGAATGGCTTACCGAACAGAGCAAAACAAAGCGCATCTAGAATGGTGGATTTACCCTCACCGTTCTTACCAACAATAAGAGTGGTTGTGGAACGATCTAGTTTTACAGTTGTCTGTGCGTTGCCTGTGGAAAGAAAATTCTTCCACGATACCGAATTAAAAATTATCATTAAACAACCTCAAGATTGATGGCTTCTGTGTAGAGTCCACGCATATATGTTTTCACAGCTTCCTTATCAACATCAGTTTCTACTGAGTCAATGTAATTAGAAAGAACGCTTAACGTATCTTCAAGATTGATAGATTCGTCCTGCAGTTCACCATTATCAAATTCTGATAAGTCTTCAACAATTTTAATGTCGTGACAACCTAGAGTATACAACTTATGAACGAATTTGTCAAATTTATAGTAGTCAGTTTTATTGAGAACTACAACCTTAACGATAGAATCTTCCAAACTAAGTGTGTCTAGATCTACAGGTTCTTGCTCTTTGTCGTCATAGACAACACGCTTAAACATCTTGTAGGGATTTTCAACAAACTCTAATTTTCGTGTTTCTAGATCAAAGAAGTGAAAACCTCGTGGATCATCATAGTCATTCCACGTCATCTCGTATGGGTTTCCGAGATAGTAAATCTGCCCATCGTCAGACTTGTGGTGATAGTGACCACTGAATACCATATCAAATTTCTTGAAGATATTTTTCGAGATACCTTCTGCTGATACTTGTCCACGATGCATAACAAAACCTTCAATCTCGAAGTGTCCCATACAGATAGTGGATGTAGAATTTTCCATCACTTCCAATGTTCGTGTATAGTTGTCAGCGCAGATCCATGGAACGAAACAAATTTCATAACCATTGATGTCAAGGGTTGATGCTTCAGATAGGATCTCGATGTTACCGTATTCACGCAGTAGTAATTCTGGAGAGTTTACTTCATTGGTGTTTTTAAAGTAGGTATCATGATTGCCTGCGATCATGTAGATCTTAATACCACGCTCTTCCAACTTATCAAACCACATTTTCTTTGCACGATCCAGCGCATAAAAGTTCATATACTTTCTGCGATCAAAAGTGTCTCCTAACACAAGCAGCGTATCAACACCACTTGCATCAAGAGCAGGAAAGAATGTGTTTTCGTAAAATTTCTCGTAGAAGTCAAGAAACGCAACGCTGTCGTTACGTGCACCAAAATGCTGGTCGGTGATAATGGCAACTTTCAATTTAGTTCTCCGAATCGTCTAAGTTCTCCATATCATCCGAAGGATCATCATCGGTGTCAATAAAGTCTTCAAGAGATACATGGTTAGATTTTGCTTTTTTCGCTGCAGCACGTTGTTCACGTTTACGTTCAAAGAAATCGTCAACTTGGTGATTGGACTGCATATGTTCCATGTATGTGTTGTGGAACAGGTTAGAATCTTCACCATCCTGTACGTCAAACAACTCCATAGGAAGTTCTTGAATCATCTTACCTTTGATGTAAGTTTGTTTCTTTTCTTTTTGGATTCTACGCAAGAACGCATAGTAGATAATCTGAGTGAAATAGGCGAATGGATTATTAGATTTAGCTGGGTCAAAGTTATCAATATACTGGAGACAGTTTTCAATACCGTCCGAGATCATTTCTTCACGATAACTGTAGTTAATAAAATTTGGTTTGTACGACAGGTGTGTAGCAATCTTTAGGATACACTCTCCGATATAGTTACTCACTATCGGTTTGGGTTTGTCTTTCAGTTTAGCTTCTGTGACTTTCGATCGGTACTCAACAATCGCTTCCAAAAACTTTTTATTATCTACATAGTGCGCCATTAAATTAAATCTTCCTATTTCAATTCATACATGTATTATACAACACTTCATTCAAAAAGACAACCAACTAAATTGCAACATTGCAACCCTAGCTGTTGACAAATGCTTGACGATGGGGCATAATAGCGGAGTTAGGGTTGATGATGAGATAGATTGTTACTTAGTGATATTTCTTTCTAACCTCTTCAGATACAGCGACATACTCTTCTTCGTCTTCTTCATAGGATTCATCCTCCCAATCACCCAGAGATGCATCACCTTCTTCAGCAGAACGCACGACAAGTTTTCTAAAATGAGTAATCATATCATTACTTAGCGGAAGTTCATATACAATAAATTTATTCTTTAATTCATATTCAGCATGGTCAGAGAATTGACACAATGGCATCGCTGTGAATCTTGACGTCACTGTATCCTCTGATGCCTTTTGCATTAACATGTTTATAAGCATAGGGTACAAAACAGTTGTAACTTCTTCAGTCTCGGCTATCTTCAATGCCATGACCTGTTCTCCAGTTGACAACTTTAATACAACGTACTCTGAGTTTTCATTTTTCAAGATAAATCCACTTCTACAATTTTTAATCTAAATTGTTCTTCAGCGTAAGTTTTGTAACGTTCAGCTGCATGATTTAGAGTGTGGTTCTTCCACGACTTCCAATGCAAATCATCAGCAAGATCATATAGATTACAAGACGTCTTACCATTCTTCAGTCTCAATCCACGCCCAATACTCTGCAAATTGCGTATCTTACTTTTAGAAGGGGACGCAAAAATAACGTTCTCAATTGACGGTATATTAATCCCAGTCGAGAAAGTCCCGAACGATGCAATAATGATAGCATCTTCCTCCCCCTCGCAGATATGCCTAATTGCCTCTCGATCAGATGTTTGGGTGCCACCATAAACGAAAAATACTTTGCGATTCTCATGGACTTTTTCTTTAATCAAATCGTGTAAAATTTTACCATGTTTTTCAACAAACTGGAACAACACTAGCGTATTACCCTCACTCTTGACTGCAAGGTTGCGAATAAAATTATTTCTTTTATCGTTACCAACGATCCAAGCCATTTCATCTTGATATTGGGTATTCTTCATTTCCTTTCGGATTTGTTCAGGATACTTTAAGATGACGCAAGTTATTTTTAACTGTGCAAGTCTACCACTGTCCATTAGTTCTTTTGTGGTAGTAACACGATGTACTGGACCAAAAATTCCTTCAAGTGTTAACCGATGAACCTTCTTGTTATCTATTGTTCCAGTAGTTCCTATTCTATAATCAATGTGGTCAAGTTTAGCCATAACATCAGTCAAGGACTTTGCTTTGAATTGATGCGCCTCATCGCCCACAATAGCATTAAACTGTTTGAACCAAGACTTTGGTTGCTTATATACTGACTGCCATGTTGTGATTAAAACATTCTTGGTAAAATCTCTTGTGAAACCACTGTATAGTTTCTGGCAGTTCTTTCCAACATCCCATCCATTTGCAGTTGAGTAGTCTTGGAAGTCAGCGTATAGTTGTTCAACTAGAGATGTTGTTGGAACAACAATGATACATTTCTTATCTTGCTCAAGCAACCACCTTATAGATGAGTAGATGATTAGGGATTTCCCCGACGCAGTCGGCGATAGTAAGAGAGTTCTTTTTTTGTTAATTGCAGTAGAGATTGCATCGAACTGGTAGTCTCGTACGGTGATTGGCTCATTTCTCGACTGTGGATTGAGATCGTCAACCCATTGTCGTAAGTCATCGTCATTGATTGCACTTTGTACGGCGAGTTGATTAGATACTGATAATTCATAATCGTTCCTTTTAGCAAATTCTTTGACATAGTCTACAAGACCGACATACAAGGTTTTGCGCAATGGATCGTATAATCTTACCTTACCATCCCATAACCTCGCTTTATACTGTGGAGTAAATCTAGCTCCAGGATATTCATAGGTGAAGAAGTCACAAAGTTCCTGTTCAATGCTGGCATCACCAAATACTCGAACATAAACCTCATCTAGTTTTTCAATACGAATCTTCACTTATTACATTCCTGCTAGAAATTTCTTCCATTCAACAGCTGTTTTGATTTGCCAGTCTCTTGCTTTCAGCTGTGTCATGATAGACTCCAAACAATATATCATTGCCTCGAGATATTCTATTCTGACTTTAATGGTATTTAGTTCAGTATCCCCATGTAAGAACTCATCCATTTCGTTCTTCAAAGGTTTTACTCCTTGCCACTGCTCCCATCCTAGATTCTGTAATTCATCACGTGACATTTCACCACGGTAGTAACGAAACTTATTCTTGCGCAGAATGTTATGATCCGACTGAAGTTTTGTGTGCTTCAGCTTTACGTTCATCAATAGACGAAGATATTTTGCGTGGAGTTTGGGTGTTGTGGTAGAATGCTCACCGAGATAATTGTCGTCAATTTCACAATCGGTTGCCCACATATCTTGAATTTCATTAATGTCCATAATTTACCTCACGTTGTGGTGTCTAGTGACACCGTATCATCTATTTAGTCTAAGAATTTATAGTACCCATAGCGGAATGTTGCATTACCGACCATGTAGTTAACATCTGTATTTGAAGAAGCAAGAACCAATGACTCTAGCGAGATTGGAAACAAGTCTTGAAATTGAATTGTAGCAACAGGACTATTTAAATTATCTAGGATCTGTAGCGTTGCTTGAGAATAGTTCTTTGAAAGTTCTAGGTAAGATGATGTTTGATCATTGCCAACTAGATCTTTATATTGTTCATAGTCTTGTGGGAAACCTAAAGCGATCATCCAGTTGTAGATTGCTCGATAGTTTGCCATAGAGGTATCAATAAGAAACTGTACTGATAGCTGATCATATGTGATAGATTCTCCAGGAACTGGCTCTAATCTAAAGGGGTTAGCTAACTCAGGTGCACCCAACATAATTCCAGGAAGATTTACCTGCTGGCAAAAATAGGTTACTTCTGGCAGTTTTGTTATTTCAAACCTAAACCCATTCGGTGAGAGTGGATTGATGTCTGATGGTATTGGGCATGAGATTGTCGTTGCCATATTCAGATTCCATTAACGTTTGTTACATACTATTTAGGAATAAAAAAAGAGGGATCCGAAGACCCCTCTAAAAGTAGACCTGACTATTGTCAGTCTAAGCGGTGGGGATACTTAGTCCCCACTTCTTATGACTTACATCAAGTTCGTAACTTTAACTCTACGGTAGTAGTAGTTTTCGTTTGAAGTTAGACCGCCTGAACCGTCTAGTGAAACGAATGGGTTAGCAACTAGACCGTAACGAGTCTTAAAGCCAATTTTTGGCTGGAAGCTGTTAGGATCTACAGCACGAACCAACTGGAGTGGTACGTATGGGCAGTAGAACAAGCCAGCGTCAAAAGCAGAAGTGCCTTTGTAACCAACTGTGAAGTACTGGTCAGCTGAGACGTTAGCTGAATATGGATCAACATACACTTTGTACTTGCCGTTCAATACGCCAGCGAAAGTAGTAGAAGTGTCGTCAACATTCAAGCCAGTGCTCAATGCAGGAGCGTAGTCAAGAACACCAGCCATGGCTAGAGCGGAAGCAACATCAGCTGAACAGATGATGAAGTTACCACGACC